TATATGAGCCTATAGAAAATGCTCAAAGTCCAAAAGCTTATAAAAGTCGCAGTGGTACTTACATTATTAACATTGATAGTAAATCAGTAAATGGTCCTATCAATAAAATGATTAAAAAGCCAAATGTAGTAGAAGGCGATGGATATAACATACTAGCAGATAATGGAGGTAGTGTTGTTTTCTTTGAAGTAAATTCAGTAGCAGAAGAAGTTGCTAAAGAATTAGGTGGTGAAGTACTATCTAAAGTTACTTTAGCTAATGGTAACACTGAATCTGCGTCATCTAGAGGAGGTTTATTCGTAATAATTAAATAAAAATAATTGGTTCCTTACAGCAAACGATACAAGCAATTATAAACTACGCAAACATTGGAACCAGGTGGATCGGTACAGCAAAAAGTACAAACACAGCTATGATAGCCAGATGTATTACAGAGATAGTATCAAGTATAACAGGCAAATGGAAGTTTAACCAGGATAAAAAATGGATCGCAAGTCACACCACCCCAATAGGTAACCGGTAGGATGGGTCGAAGTTTAGTAGACGCTCGCGAAAGTAAATGCCGAAGACTATAAAATGGGTTATTCCGCCGGGAAGAAAATCACGAAAAACGATCCCGTAATAATTTAATCCTGACAAAATTGTTAATAACTTTTTTAGTCAGGATTTTTTTATGTCGATTTTTTGTATTATATTTACATATCTAATTTAAACAAACATATTATGACTTCAATTTCAACGCAAGAACGTTACAATCAAATTATGAATAACCAAACATACTTGACCCAAGAAGAGTATGATTTTTGTTTTAATATTAACCCATCAGAAGTTCGCACATCGACTTCATATATTGGAGATTATTCAAAATATGGAGCTTACTTAAACTGTAATGTTTATAGTGAGCATGACCATGAAAAACGTCAGTTTGAAATGGAAACTGGTCGTTAATAAGTGCATAAAAAACAAAACCAATATATAACATATAATAACTAAACACAATTTATGAATATTTTAGATGAAGCAAGCGGAATTGTAAACAACCGCTCAGAAGAAGCAGACAGAAATTATGGTCCTTTCTCAGAAGGTATGGATCGAGCTGCAATGATTTTTAAAGGTATGACCGGACTTGAAGTTACTGGTGAACACATGTTTAAAGCGCTAGTTGCACTTAAATTCTCGAGAGAATCATACAATCACAAGCGTGATAATTTATTAGATGCAGTTGCATATATCCAAGGATTAGACAATTACATTGAAGAAAATAGAAACGATATAGATGACGCTTTCAATGGTTAATATTTACGAAGTTTTAGAATCATTAAAGGGAAAGAAGATTGCAATTGATGATGTTGTAACAACTTATAGCTCAAAGAAGGCCTCTCATAAAAGTGCATGGGCCTTCTTATTAGCTAATCAATTGAGGTCTCTAGGATTAGAAGTTGAAGTACTTACAAAGTCAGAAGATATTCACCAATATGATATCTGGCTAGTAGCGCTTCCAATGGAATTCCAAGGTTCTTATAATCTATTTGGTGGAGCTACTGATGAACCAGCAGAGAGAATTAAAAGATTCTTAGATTTTAGTGGAACTATATATTGTTTGAATCGAGAAATGCCAAATGTTGGCCAATTTGCCGAAAGTCGAATGAAATCATGTTCTCCTTTATGGGCATCTCTTAATACAGCAGAGCTTACCAAAAGAAGTTTAGAAACCCAAACAATTGAATTAAAATTAGATTCAAAAACATTTGTATTGGGAGATTCTCATTCAGTTTCAGTGTACCATCCTGGTGCAAATATTAGTCGAAATGATGGTAAAACACTATTTGGAGTCTTGAAAGAAGGAATGGCCTCATATATTCCTGAAGGAACCGAGCACCTAATTACATACTTTGGAAACATTGATGTTCGACATCACCTATGTCGACAAGAAAAACCTATTGATGCAGTTAAAAGTCTAGTAACAAATTACTTTGAACACCTTAAATCTTTAGGAATCCAAAAGAATACCATTGTAAAATTATTGCCAATCGAATTCGAAGGTCGTAGAATCCCAAAAACTGGGTACTACAAAAATACTCCATTTATCGGAACTCAACGAGAACGGACTCAATTGATGGAGATATTTAACGAAGAGGTTGACAAACTCTCGGCTATATATAATATGAACGTAATCGAATGGCCAATTCACTGGTATTCAGCAGAACCTCAATATTTTGCCGATACTTACATGGAAAAGCCAGGTTCTGTTCACCTATCTAGAGAGTTTTACCAATATGATTTCGAGACGTCCGAAAAAAATGTTGTCCTAAAGAAGACTATCAATACTCTTTTTTGAAACTTTTTAAATAAAACAAGTATAAAAATTATAAATTAAATTTTAAGAACAATGAAGAAAATTAAAGTAGGAATTATTGGAGCCGGAAATTGCGCTAAATCATTAGTTGAAGGTGTACAATATTACACAGAAAATCCAAATGATATTACCGGAATGATGAAGTCCGATATTGGAGGTTACAAGGCAGAAAATATTGAATTTGAATGTGCCTTTGAAATTGATGAACGTAAAGTTAATCAAACATTAGGATATGCCCTTAAACAAAGACCAAACTGTGCGTATGACATCGTTGATGTTATTACTTCTACAGCACCAGTTTATGAATCACCTGTTATTGATGGTTACGCAGCTCTTATGGACAACTATCCAGAGCAAAATCGTTTCTTAGTTGACGAAAAACTAAGAAATTCTACAGACATGAACCGTACTGATTGGACTCCAAAAAAATCACGTGAGTGGAAAGATTCAATTATTGCTAAATTAAAAGACCACGGTGTTGAAGTACTTATTAACTACTTACCAGTAGGTTCACAAAAAACAACTGAATTCTGGGCTGAAATTTGTCTTGAAACAGGAATCTCTTTAGTAAACTGTATTCCAGTTTTTATCGCATCTGACCCAGCTTGGGAGCAAAGATTTATCGATGCAGGTATTCCAATTATCGGAGATGATATGCGTTCTCAATTTGGAGCAAGTATTCTTTCTCAAATGTTACAAGAACTTGCCTTTGAAAGAGGACATCATGTAAAAGCGCACATCCAAAGAAACGTTGGAGGTAACACAGATTTCTTAAACATGGAAGACAAATCTCGTCTAGCATCTAAAAAGATTTCTAAAGAAAACGTTATTCGTGCTCAAAACGAAATTAGAGGAATCTCAACTGAAGATTCATTCTTACATGCAGGTCCTTCTGAATATATCGCATTCTATGGTGATAATAAAGTTGCTAACTTCCGTTTAGAACTTACAGGATTCGGTGGAGCACCAGTTCTTTTTGATGCTCAATTAAGTGTACAAGACTCTCCAAACTCTGCAGGAGTTGTAATCGACGCAGTTCGTTACTTAAGAGTTGCAAGAGAATTAGGAGTTGTAGGAGCCTTAAGAGGTCCTTCAGCGTTTACACAAAAAACTCCACCAGACCAGATGATGTTCTCTGACGCTGTTTATGAGTGTACTGAATTGGCTGCAAGACGCCTAACAGATTCTACAAGAAACCAGTTAGTTGCTAAAACAAAAAACTAACAATCCAATTAATCCAAAAGGGAGAGAATAACTCTCCCTTTTTTTATCAAAACTTTTAGCATGTTAAATATATTTAAAACTAAAAAATCAGTCGATATCTACGGATACGATTTTGATGGAGTAATCTCAATTGGAATAACTCCAAGAGCAACCACAGATTTTGTTATTACCGGAAGATGTGTCGATGAACAGGACGAGGTTCTCGCAATCCTTAAAGAGAGAGGAATTAAATGCAAAGTGTATTTTAATCCAATGACTCTAGAGGAACGTGGAAATCATACAGTTGCGGCAAGAAGACATTCTGGGCATCACAAAGCCCATACTATTAACCGTTTAAAGGGTGAAGGTGTTATTGTTTCACGTTTTTTTGAAGATGACCCAATACAATATCAAATCCTTCAGGAAAATTGTCCTGATGTAGAATTGGTTAATATTGTATCAAAATTAGTACAAAAATAAGATGAGTAGGGTTAAACTTCCAGAGTTTCCAATTTCAAAATTAGAAAGGACTCGACTTAAAAAGAAGTATGTTAAAATACTAGGTGCATCAGAAGGTGTTGACGATACTATGATTGGTGAAAGCATTTCTAATTACTTAGTTCCTGAAATTGATTATAATGGAACAGTTTGTTTAGACCTTGGAGCCAATATTGGTGCTTTTACTCAAATTGCAATAGATTCCGGAGCAAGCAAAGTTTGTACTGTAGAATGTGATGCCCGAAACTTTGAAAAATTACAATCAACATTTAAAAATGATGATTATGTGGATTTAATATATGCTGCAGTTTCTGGACTTCCTGATAAAACACTAAAGATATTCAAATCGTCAAGTCAAAATGCGCATTGCTCAACTTCAATTGAGAACAAGGTAAAGTTTAATGAATATGATTCAGTTGAAAATATCCATCTAAAAAAATTACTAAAGAAATACAATCCGGATATAATTAAAATGGATATTGAATCTGCTGAATATACGCTAATCGATACCTTAATAGATTATCAACCTAAATATTTATTTATTGAATTACACGCTGGAAAACACAGAGCTGAAATGTACCAAGTAATGGAAAGGCTACAGTCAATTTATTCACATTCTAGAATAGTTCCATTGATTATATTTACCGATAATTTAATAGCGCACGATTGCTTCTTTAAAAAATAAACTTAAAATGACTTCAAACAAAAAACTGCTTGAGATGGATTCTCAAGCCCTATTGGATTTAATTCCTGTAGAAAAAAGACAACTTATTCGAGATTTTGTTCATGAAATGAATCGAAGAGAATATGAGGTTCGTTTTGCAAAAACATGTACTTTTGATACCTTTCGGCACCGTGAAGGAACTGGAAAAGAAAACACGTTTGGACATGGATTTATAGTAGATGGACGTTCAGTTCCATACTTCCATCCAAATCGTTCTTTTCACGATGAGATTATTTGGTTAAATGAAAATGTGTTCTACAATCCAGACTGTACATTTGAAGACCGTCTTATTAATGCAGCGATTGTAAAATTCTATGGACCGTCAAATACAATTAGTCTATTAACGCACGACACTGGATTTCCATTTGTCAAATATGACCGATTAGTTAATGATGAGAAGTATGTTCTACAGTGTATGGTTAACATGGAAAATGCAAAAAGACGTGGAGAAAAGATTTATGGCACTACTGAATTACGAACAAGTCTTCAGACTGAATCAAGAAACTATGCCCGAGTACTTAAAACTCCTTATGATGTATTAATAAATGCCGAACCAGATCCAATCAGACAGAGTCGAACAAGCGATATGTTTTTTTGGTTTACTCTACTAGGTCCACGTTTTGCAGAATTCTATGCTAAGAAACCGACGATGGAAGAGTCTTTTGAATTTTTAACTTCTCATCGAGGAATTGGAAACTATTATGGTTACCATTTTAGTACCAACCTTGCCAGAATGCCTGAAATCGGTACTCCTGATCTATTGCGACCAAATAGTTTATCTGGAAATCTTAACGAAGATGATGATTTTGTTGCACCCGGAGTTGGTGCGATGATTACAATCAACTGGTTCTATGAAGACTTAGGTTTTTCAATTTCATCAGACGTTGGAGCTAAAGTCATCAGACAAATCCGGGACACTCAACATGAATTC